AGGTAAAAAAGAAGGTTCTGAAGCTGTTAATGTAATTAATGCATCTCAAACAAACGAAATCATTCAAGAAGCTAAAAAAATATTACCACAAGCAACAAGTGGGGTTTTCCAAAGAGGAGTTAGTGGGTCAGCTTCTTTAGCAGGTATATCAACCTCAATGGATCAAGCTGATAGACAATTGCAAATTTTAGCTGGTAAATTAATTTCTAATGTTCCAAGATTTAAAGGGGTAGACTCAGACAAAGATACAGCTTTATATAAACAAATGGCAGGTGATATTGCTAATCCTAATGTTCCTTATAAATCTAGGTTAGCCGCTTTAGGAGAAATAGAAAAATTAAATAATAAATACATGAAAAAAACACCTGCTAAATCACAAGCACCAGCAGGACAAAATCAAACACAAAATATTAAATTTTTAGGATTTGAATAATATGCCAATAGCTAAAATACAACTACCTGATGGAAGAATAGCAAAATTTGAAGTAGCTGAAGGGACAACTCCTGAACAAGTTATGCAATTTGCCAATTCACAGTTTAGTAAATCGCAATTGGTAGATGCACAACCTGAACCACAACAACAACCGCAACAAGAAATATCGCAACAACCAATAAAACCTGCTCAACCATTTGGAATGGGTGCTGAATTTGTAAAAAAAGCCGCTGAATATATTCCGCAAAAAGGAGAGGTTGGAGCATTTTTAAATACAGCAACAAACTTAGGAGGAATGCCAAGAGTTAAAGCTCTTACTGCTTCTTTGACAGCAAAAGCTTTAGGAGGTGATGAATCTATTGGTGCTTTTTATGATGAAGCTTTGGGCAATGAATTAAGAAAACTAAAACAAGCAAGAGAACAATATCCAAAAACATCTATTGCAGGTCAATTATTAGCTGATGTTGCAACGGCTAGATTATTAGGCATAAAAGGAGCAACGGCAAAACAAGCTTTAGCTGGTGGAGCTGCTTTAGGTGGTTTATCTGCAGCAGGAGAAACTGAAGCTGATTTAGCAAGTTCTCAAGGTCTATCAGATATATTTGCAGGTTCTTTATATGGTGCAGGTGGTGGCGTAGTTGGACAACAAGCAGGAAAAGCAATAGGTAAATCAGTTCCATTTGTTAAAAAAACAGTTCAAAGATTTAAAGGAAGCACTCCTGAATCAATTTTATCAACAGTCCTAACTCCACAAGAAGCGGGGCAACAAGCGGGTAAATTAGCAGGAAGAATAGAACAAGGAAGAATCACTGCCTTACCTGAATTAGGTAATGAAAATATTTTAGGATTAACAAGGATTTTAGGTAAAACACAAGGAAGCAATAAAATTATTAATGAATATATAAACAAAAAAACCGCAACCTCTGCAAAAAGAGTTGGTGATTTAATTAATAATAATTTAAGTGCGGAAAGTTATTTTAATAAACTTGATGATACAATTGCTAAAAGAAAAGATATTGCTGGTCCATTATTTGAAAAAGGATACCAAGAAGGCAATGAAGCCCTAAAACAAGCAATGTCAATGCCATCTACTGGCAATGCAAAATTTGGAAAAGTTAGAGAATTAATAAATGATGATAGGATAAAAAGTGCTATTATGACCGCAAGAAAAGATTATGGTATTAACCAAGAAATACCCGATGTTTCTATTGAAAGTTTGCACGGGGCAAGACAAGTAGTTGATGATATAATTGGTAGTGCTAAAAGAGCTGGAGAAAATAACAAAGCAAGAAGTTATATTGATTTAAAAAACAAAATTAATAATGTTATTTATGATGTAGCCCCAACAATGAAAGAAGCTGATAAAACCTATGCTGGCTTTTCTGCCCTTAAAAATGCACAAGAAGAAGGATTAAAATTTAATCAATATCGTAATGGCGAAGAAGTTAAAAGAGCATTTAGTAAATTAAGCGATGGAGAAAAAGAAACATTTAAAATAGGTATAAAAGACTATTTGATGGATAAAGTGTCAAAATCAAGCGAAAGAAACCCAACAAAAGCTATTTTTGGTAATCAATTAGAATATGGTAAATTAAAAGCAGTATTTAACAATCCAAAAGAATTTAAAGATTTTGCTCAAAGATTATCAGATGAAATTAGAGTTTTTGATGTAAAACAAAGAATAGTAGGAGGGTCAAGAACAGACTTTAATATTGAAGAACAAGCACAATTACTAGATAAAATTGCTAAAGGTGCAATAAATTTTAAAACATTTGGATTAGCTGATGTCGCATTAGTTGCCAAAGATGCCATTAAAAAATATTATTATGGTTTAAATGAACAAACAGCTAATGAATTAGCCAAAGTATTAATTAATCCTAAAAAATCAGTTCAAGTATTAAACAATATTGTTAAAAAAGCACAAACAGCACAGGAAAAAGACCTAATACAAAAATTCACTGAGAATTTATCTAAAAAGAATTTTGCTAGAGCTGTTGCCCCTTCAATGGGTAGAGCAATGGCAACAGAACAATTAAACAACGAAGGAGAACAAAATGGCATTTAATGGATCAGGAGTATTTAATAGAATATACAACTGGGTAAATGATAAAGCTAATGGTTATAAAATCACTGCTAGCCGTATGGACGGAGAATTTGACGGAATTGCTACAGGTTTATCTAATTGCATTACAAAAGATGGACAAACAACAATATCTGCAAATATTCCATTTTCAACTTATAAATTAACAGGTTTAGGAAGTGGAACGGCTCGCACCGATGCAATTAATGTTGGACAAGTGCAAGACAATCAATTTTTATATTTAGGAACAACTAGCGGTAGTGCTGACGCCTACACACTGGCACCATCACCCGCAATTACAGCCTACACAGCAACACAACAATTTACCGCAAAAATAAGTGCTACTAATTTAACAACAACTCCTTATTTACAATTATCCGCAATTGCTAATCCAACAACAACAGCGGTAATTAAAAAGTTAAGTGCTACAAAAACAGAAATTGCGGTTGCTATTGGTGATTTAGTAGCTAATGGTATTTATACATTTCAAAGAAACTCTGCTAATAACGCTTGGATTGTTTTAGAATTATCAAACCCAGCCACCACCACAACTCAAGGTGTAGCATATCTTTTACCAAATCGCAATATTTTAATCAATGGTGCAATGGCAATTGACCAAAGAAACGCAGGAGCAAGTCAAACTATTACTGCTGGCTCTGCTTTAGCCTATACCGTAGATAGATGGTATGCTTATTGCACGGGTGCAAATGCTACAGGACAAAGAGTAGCGGGAACGGCACCAAATCAATATAATTACAGATTTACTGGAGCTTCAAGTATTACAAAAATTGGATTTGCTCAAAGAATAGAAGCAAGCAATTCACAACATTTAGCAGGTAAAACTGCGACCCTAAGTGTTGATTTAGCTAATTCACTTTTAACAACTATTACTTGGACGGCTTGGTATGCAAATACAACCGATACTTTTGGAACTCTTGCATCACCGACTAGAACACAAATTGCAACTGGCACATTTACAGTAAATTCAACATTAACTAGATATGCGACATCAATTGCAATACCAGCGGGAGCAACTACAGGTATTGAAATTGAATTTAGCGTTGGTTCTCAAACCTCTGGCACTTGGACTATTGGAAGGGTTCAATTAGAAGATACGCCAGAACAGACAACTTTTGAATATCGGACAATTCAACAAGAATTATTTTTATGCCAAAGATATTACGAAGTTTCAACAGTTTGGGCTGTCAGCTACGGAAGTAGTTCTACACAAGCACAACGATGTATGTATTTTTTTAAAAACACAAAAAGAGCTACGCCCTCTGGTAGTGTTTTAGTTTTAGGAGGATCTTTAACCTCGCCGAGTGTTTCAGGTATTGACCAAAATGGTTCGTGGATAGCTTTTGGTTCTACGGGCGGAGGTGTTGAAGGTCAATTTGGCATAACAATATCGAGCGAACTTTAATTTAAAAATAATTTATGAAACTTAAAGAATTAAAAAATGGTTGGGAAAATAACGGTTCATTCATTCCCAACGATGAAAGCAATAGCGATTATCAGGCAATCAAAAAATATATTGCTGAGGGTGGCAAATATGAAAAATTTGATTGGTTGGCTGATGCCAAAACACAAAAAATAAATGAGTTAAAAGTTAATTTTGAAATTGCTTCAAAAAAACCCCATGCACTTATTGGAGTAAAGCAAATTGATAAAGCTAATAATGTAATTGGCATTGTTAATGCTAGTTATAACATAGTCGATGCAAATTCCTTAACTGATTCTGCAAATATTATTTTTGCTGGTTCTTTTATGAAAATGCAAGCTTTTTTACAAGTTTTGTGCAAAACACTTAAAATAGATTATAATGCTATTTTAACTCAAGTTAATTTGCTTTCTGATGATCCAGCAACCGCAAATGTGGCAAATATACCCTACACTACTAAAGATACTAATGGCAATGAAATTAGAGTGCTTTTAAGCTTTAAAAATATACAAGAAATATTTACTCATATTTTTCAAAGGGTTGCTGATAAATCAAATGCTTACAATATTATTGAAGAAAAAATTAACAAAGCTTCTTCAATAGAAGAGCTTAATCTAATTGATATTAATATTTAATATGAAATCAGGATTTGACTTTATAAACGATGCCGTTTATACGCCAAAAAAAGATAAAAAAGATAAAATTATTCTTAAAGAAGATTTGCGTTTTTATATCTATTTTGCGGGTCAAAGATTGCCTGAGTTATACACTATCCCAGCTGGCTTTGAATCTAACGGCTTTACTATTCCTATGATATTTAAGCCTTTTTTTAGCAACTTTGATGTTGGCGTTGAAAATGCTATTGCACATGATTTTTTATATTCTGAGTTAAGAACATTTGATATGCAACGAAGAGACGCTGATATGGCGTTTTACAGCGGTTTACGCAATAGTAGTTTAGAAGTATGGAAGGCTAAGGCTTTCTATATTGCTGTTCTAATTTGTGGCGGTAGCAAATGGAGAAAAAAGAAATGTTAGATTTTATTACTATATTTAACTTAATGAAGCAAGCACCAGAATTTTCAATGTTGTTTGTTTCTTTTTTCATTTATTTAGCTTTAGAAAATAGAAAAAAATTTTTTAAACTAAGAGATTACGAAAACAAAGAAAATATGGGTATTTTTGTTAAAAACGAAATTAATGCCTCGGAAACAAGAATAAAAGAATATATTGACCAAAAATTTAACGCCTTAAAAAATGGACTTTAAATTCCTAGAATTTCTCAAAGAAATAATCAATGATGCTCTTTATGCTAGCATTGCCAAGCTTGCTATCGCTTTTTATTTGGGTAAAAAGTTTATTCAATTTTTGATTTCGGGATTTAACTTAGCTTACAAAACAAAAGAAAAAGCAAATGAATATATCGAGTTAAAAAAAGATGTAATTGATTTAAAAAAAGACAATATTGAAAATAAAGAAAGAGATTTAAAAACTCATGATATATTAAAAGAATTACAACAAGATGTAAACGCATACAAAAAAAGAACCCACAAGATAGAAAATGAAAATATTGCACTTACAAAAACACTAGAAAAAAACACCGATTTACTTGAAAAATTAAACAACAAGTTATGAAAGAAAAACAATTACTTACAAAAGAATTAGGGGCAAAAATATATTCGACTATTTATTTAATTGCCTTTTTATTTTATTTAATTTTTATTGGTATTGATATTTTTTATTCACCAGTAAAGCAAGAAACATTTGACAATTTAGGAAGATTCTTGTTTTATGCTGGCGGTGGTTTTTTTGCCATAATTGGCTTTGGAAACACCAATATATTAACTGGATTAATTAAAAAATAATATGAGTTTACAAGTTTTGTTTTGGGCTAGAAAAAATATTTTAGCAGTATTTCTTATTTTATTTTTTTTATCACTATTCTATTTGATAAATAAAACAATTAAAGTTCAAAAAGAAAATGAACTCTATAGAAAAGTTGAAAAAGAAACAAAAGTATATCACGAAGAAAATATCCAAAAACTAAAAACAACTCTTAATAATGCAAAAAATGCTAAAAAGATTGATTATAATGATAGCGGTAATCTTGATGACGACTACTTGCTCAAAGCCCTTGAGTAAGAGTTTATCACAAGCACAACTTAAAGAATATAATGATTTATTGCCTGATTATCCAAAGCGAGATACTTTTACGAAACAGGAGCAAAGAAGAATTGCTATGACACCTAAACCATTAAAAGATTGGGCAGTTGCAGTGATTAAATATACTAATTGCGTAAAATATCAAATTTGCAACACTAAAAACGATTAAATATGTTTGGATTTTTTAAAAAACAAGAGCCACATCAACCATTACCCTACAAAAAATTAATCCTAAAAAGATACTATTGCAATAACGGCAATTATTCTGAGGTAAAAAAAGATGGTAAAACTTTTAAATATGGCACAACTATTGGAGCCGTAATAGATTCATCAAAACCAAATTACCCTCCATTATTTTACACTATAGAACCTGCCAAACTTTACGCAGGGAAAGAAAACAATTCGGATAACACACAAACTACTAAAAATGAATCTAGTTGCATTTTAGCTAGTCTTTATTCCTGCACAATGACATTTTCTAAACGCTTCCAAAAACAATTATATCTTGTAAAAAACACAAAAGAAAGAGCTGGCGTTAGAATACACGGCGGAAACTCGATAGAAGATTCTCAAGGCTGTATTTTGCCATGTGAAAGATTAGTTGATAATTTTTCTCGCGGTGGAATTGTCTATGATTATTACGGCATTCAATCAGTAAAGGCTTTAGAAAAGCTTTATGCAATAACTCTTGAAAAAGACTTCATCTTAGAAATTGACGATAAAAACCAAAAAGAAAATCTTAAATTAATATTAAAATATAAGGGTTATTAATATGATAATTTTTTTAATGCTAATCCTGCTAGCATCATCAGCTCACGCACAAGAATTTTATGTTTATAAACCAGTAAAGATTACAGACGGCGATACAATTAAACTTGATGTTTCTAAAGAATCACCTTTGATTAAAAAGCTTGGTTTAAGCGTAAGAATTAAAGGAATTGATACACCCGAAAAAGCTCCGAGAGCTAAATGCAAAAAAGAAAGTGAATTGGGGCAACAAGCAACTAAGTTTACTACTGACTTAGTCGGTAATAAAGAATTGCTTTTATCGCAAGTTGAAAATGACCATTACGGCGGAAGAATTGTTGCTAATGTAAAAGTCGGGGGCGTTGATATTGCTCAAGAGTTATTGAAAAAAGGGTTTGCAAGAGTTTATAATGGTGAAAAGAAAAAAAGTTGGTGTGATTAATTTTATTACTAAAATTTAGCAAATTAGTAGTAAATAAGTAGAGCTTTTAGTAATAAATTAGTAAAAAAAGTGCTTTCAACCCGCTTAAACACTGTATCCAAAAAAATCGCATTTTTTTCAACTCAAGTTAAAGATTTAGCAATAAAAAAGAGTAAAATAGACATAACAAAAGAGTAAAAACCCCCTTGAAGCCTACAGAATAGCGTTCCTAAAATTTACGGATTAAGGAATAAAAAAAGATAAAAGAAGATAAAGAAAGATAAAGAAAAAGAGGATAAAGAAACCACTGTGTTTTACCCTTCCATTATTTTGCCCCCACTTGAAAACTTACCAAAGCGATGATGGTATGGGGGCTTGCTCGTTCCAGAGGTCCAGCATTAAATATAATTATCTAGACTTAACCGCTTGATTAGTGAAGCCATTTCTAGCAATTTGACTAGCTCGTTTTTTAAGCGTCTAGTATGTTTTTATTGTAAATTGGATTAATTTAGAAGTCAAATTTATCTTAAAGCCTTTGGCAATCATAGCAATCGCAATCATCTAAGTTTGACAAATAATTAAAAAAAGTGATAAGAAAAGATGTTATAATAATAAATACTCTGTTTCCCTCGCTCCAATTTGCAAAATTAAAATCAGCTAAAATAAAACTAGTAAAAAAATACATTACGCCAAACACAATAAAAAATATTAAAAAAGCTTTAAGTAATTTCATATTAAAACCTCCAAATTAAATAAACCAAACAAATCACGCTAACTACATAGCCAAAACCATAATCAATTCTTTTTTCTTTCCATGGTAATTTTGAGTATTTCTGATACATGAAAGAGTGAAAAAAAATAAAAATAAATGTAAAAATAAAAATCATAAAACTCCTATAAATTGCGAAAAAGTATTGCTAATATATACCATAAAACTAAAGCCCAATAAAAACAGCAAGAATACATTAACACCTCGCTTAAAAGGCAATGAAATGAGAAATTAAAAGCAAATGAAAAAATTGTTAATGGCGTAATTATTTGAATAAGAGGCAAAACCAAAAACGATAAAGAAATCAACCTATAGTCTTTATGTTTAGGATTATTATTAATTTTATCAAAAGTTTCTTCATCGTAAAGAACTTTTGCATTAGTTTTTATTTTTTTGAAATATATTGAACAAATTCGTTTCATTAAACCCCCGTAATTGTTATTAAATCGAAATATATTAACAGCTTTAAACTTGCATAAATCAAATACAAAACCGCTCCACTTGCACCAATTTTATTAGTTATTTTTGAACCAAGAAAAAAAAGAATAATTGCTATATGTTGAATAAAACCTAAAAAACTCATGTTTAAACCTCAAAAAAATTTCTAATCTCTTTCAAAACAACATCTCGAAAGAAAATAGGATTGTTTGTGATATAGGAATTATAACCCATATTGTTTAACTTAACAAACCAATCTAATTGCTCTTCCGTTAGATGAATCCCACTTGGTGCATCTATTTTTTTTAATTCAAGATACATTGTATCTCTTAGACATAGCCTAGAATTAAAAAGAAGTATAGTTAAGTCAGGAAAGCCACCCTTAAACCCTTCCGCTTTTTTTCTTGCATAAAACGCCATTCTTTGGTTTTCAGTTAATTTTGATACTACCGCATCGCCATTATCATTTTTAACCGCTTCCATGAAATTAAGCTTATTTTTGCTCATAATTTCAATTCCTAGGTTTCGGATCTGGCTAAAAAAATATTTTTGTATTTCACTTTCTTTTAAACCAGCAAATCGAAACAACATTAATTCATCGGGAGTTTTTGGCTCCTTTGGAATATTTTTATTAAACAATAAGTTTATTTTTGGTAAATAATCAGAATTCACCAAGTTTTTTAAATTTTTTATATTTATTATTTTTTTCTCAAAGTTGCTCATATTCTTTTTTTAAGTTTCGATATTGTTTTAGGTATTCCATAAATTCTGCAGAGTTCATAAATTCAAAAAGTTGATCACTTCTAAAATCTCTAATCGCTTCCCTTTCGCCATAAGACCATGTTTTTTTAAAACGCCCCTTATTTTTATTTAAATAATATAAAAAAATATAAGCCTCTGTAATGTTATCTGAATACTCGTTATATCTTTGAATGCTAATTGGTTTACCATCTTCTAAATCAATTGAATATTCATAAAAATTAATAAATCTTGCTTTTTTAAGCTTATTTTTTAATTCCTTTTTAGCTTTATATTTTTTCCAAAATTTCATAACATTTTTATATAAAATTTATATCCAGTTTTTTTAAAAAGAAAAAAATCGCTAAACCCGATTTTTTCCAAAACTCTTATACTTGCAAGATTATCTTTTTTAACGATAGCAATTAAGAATTTATAATTATCCTTAATTCTCTCAATATAATCTTTTAGTTCCTGAGTCATTATTCCTTTATTCCAATATTCTTTGTCTAAATCATATTCAAGCTGTGGCACACCTGATTCATAATAATTAAGTATTTGAATTTTACCGACTTCTTTGCCGTTTCTAATTATGCCGTGATAATTTGCAAGTTTAGCCGTTGTCATTTATATTTCTTCATTGATTATGTTTAAAAAATCCTCTTTGTGCGAAAAATGCGGTGCGTGTCCACAATTTTTAATAACTTTTAACTCAAAGTTTTCAATTCTTTCTTGAAAATATTCATATTGCGAGCAATCAATGACAGCATCGCTATCACCACAAATATAAATAGTTTTTGGGTAGTTTTTAAAACTAATATTAGAACAGGAAAAATCTTTTAATTCATCAAGCCAATTAACCAAATTATCATTAGATTTATTATTCATGTTTAAAATTACATCATCGCTATTTTCATCACCTCCTGCACTTAAGTAAGCTAAATATTTTAAAGCTTCAATTGAATCAAAATTTAAAACATTTCTAAAAGATTCAAAATTAGACTGCATCACGCCAATTTTATTTGTTTCATTTTGAACATATTGAAACGGCGTAGCTATTAAGATTAAAAGCTTAGGTTTTAAAATTTGTTTTTCAATTAATCGAACTGCCACTTGACCTCCAAGACTCCAGCCAATCACAACATCATTGTCATAAGCTTTTAAATCAAGACTTAATAAATCTTCAAAGTTTTTTGTTTGAAGATACTTTAATGCAATTACATCTTTATTGTTAAAGACATTTTTAAAAGTCTCAGGCTCTTGCCCAAACCCACTAATTACTGTTATTTTAGTCATTATTTATTTAATATTTAATTGTTAATTTTTATTCATTTTTTAAAATATCTTCTATTCTTTTAATTTTCTCATCACTGACATCATAAAAATGTTTTTTGTGTTCTATCATTACTTTGCCAGAAAATTTTTTAATAAAAAAAAAGAATATAATTAAATCAAAAAAATTATTGCCACCTATAAATTTATAGTTGAAATAAAATGAGAATCCTAAAAAACCAAATGTATTCAGATTACTTAAAAAACTTCTGATAAAAGATTTCTTTTCTTTATATATAAAAATTGATGCCATATTTTTCTCCTAATATTTAATTGTTAATTTCTTGCCAGCTTTTACATCGCCGACTTGAATTGATTTAGCTTTCTCAATTGCTTCATTAATACTTGCCTCATCATAATAGCTTTCATTGCTATATTTTGCTTCAATCTCAAATTGATTGGATTTAAACCTAGCAAATTTATAATCCTTCATTGATTGTTGTATATATTTCTTTATTTCCTTTTCAATTGCTTCATATTCTTCTTTTGCTTCCTCAAGCTCTTTTAATCGTGCTAATTTAGCCGACAAATCACTATCTAAAGTTTTTTCTAGTGTTCCGTTCTCAAGTTCTAAAAATTTATCTATTTGTTTATCTTTTTGAACTTTATCCGCTTCGTCTTTATTAAACAAAGTGTTTCTTTCAAATTCAGCACTAAACCAAACTAAACTTGCGGTAATTGCCCTAACCATTTTCGGGTCTAAACCAACCTTGAAAGTTTTCGATTCTAATATTTGATGGTCAGTGCTTGTGTATAAACAGCCAGAATCATCATTGCCTTGATTTCCTTTATGAAATTTAACAGGAAAGTTTTCGGCTTTTTTAATTGTTTTAACTCCCGCAATATGAACTTCGCAAATTTCTTTTTCATGAAGCCATAATTGAGCCTGAGCTTGAATATAGTAATTAAAGGGCAAGCCATCATTTTCAATTTTAAACCATTGGTCTATGTCAGTTGTTTTACATTCTAAAATTCTGTTATCGCTTAAAAGATAATCAATAGTCGCACGAAACGGGAATTTACAACCTTTAATTATTTTATCTTTTTCAGTTTGAGACTCAACAATCAAAACAACAATATTTATACTTTTATCATCAATTTCGATTGTTTCTTTTTGTGTATTTAAATAATCAACTTTTACATCTTCCTCCATTTCCTTGCCACGAGACATAGCTTTATTGCTGTTAAAGTCATTAAATCTTTCAAATTGTTCTCTAGTAAGCATTAACTTTTTACCTAGCGAATATCTTGTTTCAAGATAATTAGGCATCGCCTGTAATTTCTCGTTGATTGTTTCGCTAATTAGATTTTCAGCGAGCAAATTAGCCGAGTATTCTTTTAGGAGACCAGCAACTTCGCTGGCTCCTATAATTCCAAATCTATCTGACATTATTCCCCCTCCATAGCTAATCTTTTTTCTTCTGCCTTGATAGCGTCAATTTCTTCTTGAGTTAAAGCCGTCTCTTGTTTTTCAACAATTTCATCTTCAACTTCAAAATCAACTTTTGGTAAATCGTTGATAATTTTTGGTTCTGACTTGGTTTCTTGGTTTAAATCAAAATTTTCGTTGTCTTTATTTACAAGATTATCCAATAAATCATTATTCAATCCTGCAAATATAACTTTGCAACCCCTGCGAATGATTGCAACCTTTGCTTTTTCTTCAAACCAAGCTTTCCAAATAAAATCTTGTTTGGCACTGCCTTTAATTTTATTAATTTCTTCTTTAGAAACCGCTTCAACCTTAGCAATTTTTCTATTACCGAGAGTAAAAGAAATATAGCAATAACCGCCAATGATTTTATCTTGTCCTGCGAAGGAGTCTTTAATTGTGTGAGTAAATTCTTCAATATCGCCATTTCTTTTAATTGAAAAAATATCACCTTCTTTTACGAGATTAACAACGATATTTGCATCGGGATAAGCTCTTTTAATAGCGTAAATAAAACCACGATAACCAACTTGCAATTGAGCATTATTGCCATATTTTACCAAATGACAATGTTGTCTTGAGTCAATTTCAAGTCCTAAGTCAACTGCTTGTTTTACTGCCGTTAAAATTGAAAGCGGAGTGCAAACTGATAAATCTTTTTTTGGGTCTGATTTGCTTTTAGTGATTTCAAGTAATACTGACTTGATATATTTATTAGCATCGCCGTTATAAAACTGCGGTAATTTATCTAATAATGTTGTTTCGATTTTTTGAATTATTGATAATTCTTTAGTTTCTTTCATAGTTTTGTTTAAGTTAAGTTAATATTTTTTTATGGTGTAGCCCTAGAATAATCGTGGGTTTGTTAATTGTCAAGTCCTATTATTTATTTTTTTATATCCCCATTAATTGTTTAAATATCTCCGATTTCTTATAGCAAATCACATAAGGTTTTGTCTTGGAAAAAACATAATATTCTTTATATTTTTTAAGATTAATCTTTTTGTAATGTGATTTAAAATTACCCTCAAGACAATCTTGATGTGCCTCAATCTTAGTTTTTATAGAGCAAATATTTTGCCTAGTAGTCCCAAGCTTTTTAGCAATTTCTGTTAAAGTTTTACCTTCAACTAAACCAAGTTCCTTGATTTTTTGAAGTATTACAAAATGTTGTGTTTGGGTTTCATTGTTCATACATTAAAAAATTCGTTAATAATATCATCATCGGTTTTGACAACTTCTTTTTCTTCTTCTTTTTCTTCTTTTTCTTTTTTCAATTCCTGTTCTCTAAAAAGCAATTCAATTTTTTTTATTATTAGCCCAACTTCATTTATATTTTTGCGTGGATTATATATTAATTTATCGCTTATTAAAACTGTTTTTTCTTTTTGTAAATAAATTTTTGGTAAAGCAGGTATATGTTTATTTAAAACAATGCCCAATGGATAAAATAAATAACCTACTTCTGATTTATGAATTTCCTCACCTTTTTCAATTAATTTATCTATTTTGTTATTTAATAGTTTAAAAAAATCAGATCTAGCAGGGTCATTAATTTGCTCTTGAAGATGTTTATATTTATTATCTTTTAAAAATTTGTTTACGGCTTTTTCTATTGTCATACTATCTCCCCTCACTCATTTCCCAAAGTTTTTCGGCTCTTGTAGCCTCATCTTCAATTCTATTTCTATTTTCAATTATTGCGTCATAAAAATTGTCGTCCCAAATCGCATCAATATATTTTTCTGGCAAATATACTTCGCAATTCTCCTTGTTATAGAAATAGATTTTTCTATATTCTTTTTTATCGACACTAGGGTCAAAATCATCTTTAAAAAAAGATTTAACAGCATTATCAATAAATGTTTCAATTGCTTCTCTAATATTCTTTCCAGCTCCCTCAATGCCATATTCTGTGTTGTGAAATCTAATTTCTTGCTTTGCTCTAATTAGTCTCTTCATTTCCGAAATACACAAACGCTTTTGCAATTCTTGTTGTATTTCAAGATTTTCTTTATCAGTTAAAGCCTCAATATATGGCACGGCTGGAAAATTTAACCATTGCCTTGTTTTAGCGATTCCATAAGCTACATAATTAACGCCTAGGATTCCTGTTTGTTCATCATATTCGCAAGCTTGGAAAAGATTTTTAAGCCATGTCCAAGCATCTTGTCCTTTTAATTTAAATTTAATTTGAATATTTTGGTTTCTTTCAAAAATTCCCTCTTTTTTATTTACTAAAATGTGTTTTTTCATAGTTTATAAATTATCTGCGTTAATAAGATTTGTTTCATCGAGTTTAAACTCTTCTATTTTAAACTTTCCGTAATTTAAATAATAATCTAAATCTTCCCCCTCACCATCATTATCTTTGATGATAATTTTATTTATACGGTCTTTATGTTTTTCATAATTTGATAAATCAATAGAGCTTAAAACAAAAATTTCATGTGTTTCGTTAAATTCTCCCGTTAGCGTTATTTTAAATGTTTTCATAGTTTTAAATTAAGTTAATAATTAAGTTAATAATTGCCGTCTTTCCGAGCTGTCATCTGTTTCACAGATTTAGTGTCTCTCCACTGCCAAAGCACTGTCTTTCCATTTGATTGTCCGCCTTTTTACAGAAGGCTAACTGCTGGGTTGTTGACATTTGAGCATTCCTCAGCTACCCGATATGATGTCAACTATCACCTTGCCTGCGTTAGCGGTTTTGGGCAAGGACACACTATACACACCACTGTTTCAGATGCACTCCCGCGTGTGATTCTGCACTCTTCTTTACCCGTGCCGAGTTTAATATTTACGATTTTGGTTGGTAGAAAGGGATTTGAACCCCTGACCTACAGCTTAGAAGGCTGTTGCTCTATCCAGCTGAGCTATCTACCAATGGTATCAGATGATGGATTTGAACCACCGACCCAAACATTATGAGTGTTTTGCTCTAACCTACTGAGCTAATCTGATATTTATATTTACGATTTTGGTGGGGGTGAAGGATTCGCACCCTCAATCCTCTATTTTTCAATAAAGCGAAGCTCTATAGCTAACCCCCGTATTTATTAACAAAGCCCCGCATACTCTTTCGAGATTTCTTCCTGCACCTCACGATAAAATCAATAACTGAATTACCGCCTTGTTTTGCCCTCTATATTCCCTCATGCCAAAGTCCATCGGCTGGTAAATTAATATAGCTAGTAAGGCTTATTAATTCGTATCTTGCGATATAGACGCTTACCCGCTCCGATTTATAAATAAATCGCATTTTGCTTCTATTTTAAATTAAGTCTTAAAGCTTGACTTAGTTTTTTTATTGGTGATGCAATCAATATAAACAAGGCTTGATTAATAGTCAAGAATTATTTTAATTATTTTTAAAAAAGTTTTAAATTGTTGGTTTTTCGGGTAATGGCATCCAGTGAGTTGGATTCACTTTATATTTGCTACCATCTTCCCGCCAAGTTTCTTCTCCTTTTTTATTAGGATGATAAGAAGACCACTGAGCAGTTATAGGGCTATAATAGTTTGTGTGACAAACTAAAATTTTGGTTCCGTCTGTTGGTGCTGTTTCTATTGGTTGCCATGTCATAGTCATAAATTTTTAAAATTAAGTTGTTTTTTACAAATAACATCATCAATAAATTCATTGCCGACAAGGTCATCATCGGCACTGGATAATATTATTTTAGTTTTAGTAATGTATTTTATTTCTTTCGCAATATCTAGCCCTAATTCACCGTTTAAATTATTATCTAATATGATTAAGTCATAGTTATTATTTCTTAATAATTCGAGTGCTTCATGCTTGTATTCAACACAAGTTGTTATATGTCCCGCTTCTTTAGCTTGATGTTTCCAAATAAAGGTCATAAATCGGCAATCTTCAATTATTAAAATCACCATGTTAATTTACTCAATTCAAATAAAGCTATCATTATTACAAAACCAATTGCTACTTCCATAATTCTCCTTATTTATTAATTTTAAAATCGACAACCCAAACGAATGGATTAGCCTCAAATTTTTCTTCGGGTTTTTTGTGGGTTGCGTTCCAATTTTCTATAAAAAATTTAATAGCATCTTTTTTGAAAATTCCATGTGGCAGAATTTTATAATCTGTTTTAAATCCTTCTAGTTTAATATCCTCCTCACTAATATCCGCAAGCCTTTCAACCCTAATCTTTTTAATTAGCAACTCTATCCCAAATAATCTTAGTTGTAAATCAATAGAACCCGACTTTGGTTTTGGCTTAATCTTTTGTCCTACTTGGTAGGGGCATAAATCCTTATGCCAACAAACCTTTCCACTTTCTCCCCCTAAAAAAATTTCATTTTGTTTTTTAATCACCTCCCTAAACTGCGTCTTATTCCCCGCAATTATTGCTTGCACTTCTTGTGCGTTAAATATTTTACCTTTCATAGTTTATTTATTTAAGTTAATAATTTTGTTAATGTTGCACTAAAGTAATTTGAACCCAAATATTGTCGTGTCAGTATCGTTTCATTTTTATTTTTAGTTGCAAAAACTCTATAATAATGTCCCTTAATATCTCGATACTCAACTATTAATTCATCTTCAAAATAAAAATCTTTGGGGCAATCGTTATATATTTTATCAAAAATTGCTTTTTTTAAATCTTCATAGTCCATAGTTTATTTATTTAAGTTGTTAATAACCTCTTCCACTTTATCAAAAGTAAAATCGGTTTTCTCTCTAATAATATCATTCATTTTCTTGAAATTGCCAGCTTCAATTAAATTTTGATATTGTTGAATACTCTCAAAATATTTAATGAAAATATCTCGATTGTGATGATAGAATTTTGCTTTGCTTTCATTAATAGTTTTATTGAGTATGTTTTTAATATGAATCATTTTGCTCCTGTATTTCAGTGAATCTTCCGTAGCTACCATTAAAAGTAAATCTAGCGGTTTGTGGTTCTCCTTCTCTAGCTTTAGCGATTATAATTTCGCATAATCCCCTGACTTTGCTTAATTCACGCTCCCAATCAGCATAATCGTTTGGTTCATAAATTTTGCTTGGCATAGCTCTTTCAAGATAATATTCTGGGCGAAAACAAAACATAACAATATCTGCATTTTGCTCTATGCTCCCAGAATCTCTTAAATCGCTTAATTGAGGTCTTTTATCTTGTCTTTGCTCAACTGCCCTTGATAATTGAGATAACACAACTATAACTATTCCTAGCTCGTTTGCGATGTCTTTTAAAGAATTGGTTATTTGTGATACCTCTTCGTTTTTGCTCCAAGTCTTGCCTTCTGATTTAATTTTTCCTAGATGGTCGATAAAAACAATTTTAGTTTTGAATTTATCAACCTGCCTTTTAATCTTTGCCCTCAAGCTTCTTATTGTTATTCCTTTTGTTGGGTAATCAATATTAAATTTTAATTCTCCAATTCTTTCGCCAGCATTGCCGGCAATTTTTAATTCTTCAATGCTAACATCGTTTAGTTTTATTTTTTTAAGATTAATGCTAGCTTCATTTCCAAGAATCTTTGAAACAATCTGCTTAGAAGTCATTTCAATTGAAATATAACAAACATGGTCATTTTTAGCAATTTCTTTTGCTAAACATAGGCTAAATGTAGTTTTACCCATAGAAGGGCGACCAGCAATGATAACAAGATAACCCTTATTAAATCCTCCTGTTTTCTCATCTAATCCACTAAAACCAGTTGAAACAATTTCATTATTGGTTTTATACATTAAATCATTTAACTTTTCTGCAACAACATTAGCGATTGGTTGCGGTTGAGTTTGCTCATCAATATCAAGACTTTCTATTTTTTGATAAAGATTGCTTGATAGTTCATGAAACGAATTTGACGGATTAGAAATATTTTTTAATAACTCATCAATATGTTTTTTTAACTCTCTACGCTTCCAGCAATCGATTATTATATTCGCATAGTCTTTTACTCCAAAACTCGAAGCATAAGCCAATAGAGTTGAAATGTATTTAATACCTCCGATTTTTTTAATATCCTCATCTGTTTCAAAAAGTTGTTTTAGTGTTATTTTATCAGCGATTGTCGAAGAATCTAAACATTTAAGAATATGCGAATAAATTTTTTCATGCGGAGTATAATAGAAATGCTCAGGTTTAAGAATATCTTGAATTGAATAACAATAATAATTATTAAGGATTATAGTTCCTAATAATGATTGCTCTGCATCAACATTGCAAATTTCTTGATTTAACTGATTATACGCTTCCATTCTGATACCCCCTGTGTTTTGTTTTGATTGTTGTTAAAATTATTTTGTTTTGGCTCAAATACTCCTTGCCAAGAATTCTTAATAGAATTTTCTAAAGCTATATTGCAATCACCAGTTTTATTATTTTCAATTTTAGTTAAATCTTTTATTAATAATTCTTTTGCTTTTTCTGTTAATGGTTTTTTTATCTTTACTCGCATCTCAATAAAAGAATTAAATAAATCTTTATTTATAAAGATTGGTAAATCATTTTCATTCTTAATATCATTATCATTCTTATTCTTATTATCATTCTTATTATCTGCTACTTTTGCTACCTTTTGCTTGCATTTGCTAGCATTTGCTACCTTTTGCTTGCCACCAATTGAACCAGCTTCACGCCTAGCTTCACAGGTTTTTTTGTAATTTTCCTCGTCTCTTTCAAATTGATTAATAAAAGGAATTATTGCCATCTTTAAACCAAAATCTAATTCTGGTAATTGGTTATTTTGTTGATAAAAATCTATAGCTTTAATAAAAATTCCAGCTTGTTCATTTGTCATATCTTTCAATATATGCAAACTATCTTTGTGGATTATAAAGCTTTTACGCTTTGTGTGATTTGTCATAAGTTCCTGAATTTCCTTCATTTTGTTTTATTGAATCTAAAATATCCAAATAAAAATAATTAAAATATTTCTCAACGCCGTCTATTACAATTTGTGAAGTATTGATTTTTTTCAACTCTCCAACTAATCGTCCTAACTGCCTTGATTTAATTTTGTCTAATTTATCTTGAATATCCATAATTCCCTGATTTCCTTTTGCAAAATTATTTTGCCCTTTCATAATACTTATTAATTTTTGTTTGTCAAATTGTTAATATCTTTTTTTAATTCCTCATTTTCTTTTTCTAACTTTTCAAGTCTTTTTAATTTATCAGCTATATCTTGAGTATTATGCTTTACCCATCTTAAATCTTTAGCATCTATATTCAACAAATCATTAACAATTTCGTATTTATCGCTAATTTCTTGAAAAGATTGAATTTTCTCTTCTAATTCTTGAATTTTTTTATCTCTCAAATTTCTTAATTCTTGATTAATTTTTCTTATAATTTCAAGATTAGTTCTTATAGCATCATAAAAACTAAATTGCTCTTCTAAATTAAGTTGTTCCTCTAATGTAGAAATAATTTTGTCAATGTAAGGGCAAGAATCGTAAATATTACCTTTGCTATCTTTTATTTTTTGTTCTTTTTCCATAGTTTTATTTGTTTTAAGTTAATTAAGTGCAATTATAATTTGAAATTAATTCCGATTGATGGAGTTGGTAATTTACCAAACTTTACAAACCAATCTAAATGCGAACCAAATTCTTTTGAGTCTTCAAGTAATCCTTCAACATGAAGCCGTAAAGCCTCTTCTGCATTACTTTTAGCTTCCTCTAAAGTATCGCCACAACTTACGCATACGCCAAATTTACCGCCTTTGAAGTCGGGGAAGGATACGCTATATTTACCGTCTTTTTCTTTTTTAATTATTGCTGGATATTTCATATTTTTATTTGTTAATTATTAAATAATTTATTAATCGCTCTCTGAGTCTCTTCGCTTTGCTCGACGGAATAACTTGATTCGAGTGTTTCTTTTGTTAAATCCCAAGTTATTTGCTCTTTTGGGTCTTGGTTTGGTTTTGCTATATATAACAAATTGCCACTTTTGTAATAATATAATTCACTTGGTAAAGCTAACAGCACCCTAGAAAGGGTGAGGGGTTTGCTGAAAAAAGATCTACTTACAATTTCATTGAGGTTATTGTTGTAAATTTGTTTCAATAGCTCCAATTCATCTTTATACTCACCTGTTGCCTCAAGTATAAATTTTCTATTCTCTATTTGAATTTGTTCTAATGTTTTTGTCATAGTTTTATTTGTAAATTATTAAATAACTGTTAATCCCTCTTTGAGTCTCTTCACTTTGCTCTTCGAGCGTTTCTTTTGTTAAATCCCATTCGTAAATATAATCATCATAAATATATTCTCCTTTCCAAATTGCACCTAAATCTTTATCAGAAAAGCCAATTTTTTTGTCTTTTAAAGCCAAAAGCATTCTAGAAAGCGTGAGGGGTTTACCGATGATTTCGGTTATTTTATTATGATGATGCGAGTCAATTGTGCGAAATAAATTCTCAGTAGAAAAATCGCAATAATCATCGATAACGAATATTTCTTCGTTAAAATCCTGACTTGACATAAATTTTTTAATTTTAACTTTACAGCCAACGCCTAACTCTTTTTTTAAAGCCTCATCATAGCTACAGCCATGAATTGCCTCAAGTATAAATTTTCTATTCTCTATTTGAATTTGTTCTAATGTTTTCATAGTTATTTTAAATTAATTGTTAATTTATCTGCTAATTCAGAATTAAGTATTTTGTGAGATGCTTCAATTTTAGCAATATTGGCTTCTCTTTCTTGTAGCTCTTTTTCTTTTATTTTTAAATGTTCTTGGGCTTTTATTACGCAATCTTTTTGTTCTTCCATCCAATTTTTATGAGAATTTTGAATATTTTTCTGCTTGCCGTAAGAAATAAAAATATCTAATATTGTTTCAACAAGATCAGTATCATGCTCTTGAGTTGTTTCTGCCAAATTTTTTAAATAATTATATATTCTTATTTTTTTTGGCACCATTCCATCTTTAAATGTTCTTTCATTAACATCTGAGTTTATTGCACTCAAATTATATTTTTCTGTTTCCGATGTTGCACTATTCATTTTATTTACCATTACTCTATTTTCTTCTTTTAGATATATATGAGATTCTTCTTCGTAAACTTTTTTTAACTCTTCAATTTTAGCAATTAGCTTTTTACGCTCTTCAATGTAGTATTTTGTCCAATAGTCCTCGTTAGCTTGTGTTTCTTGAGTGAATATTTTTTTAAAGAAATTTATCATTTTGCTCCGCACTTTGATTTTGGCGAAGTGTAGCGTGCGGGCTACACTTCATATATATAAACTTGCTCGCACCAAGTTTAAAATGAAAAGAAAGGATAGCAGTCTTGCGACTGTTAGCTGGATTTCTCCGCTAATTTACTTCGTTCATTACCGCTGTATCTTATCAAGCAGTGTAGGCTTTTCACTATCCAATTCTCCTAATGTAGCAACCCCCGATGAAAAGGACATTAAGAGAATAAGAGAGTGAGACGGGGGGCTAACTACTCCCCCCTAAAACTATGAAAAAACAATATTTTAAATATATTACCAAAAAAATAAGGTTTATTTAAAAAAATAAGGTTTGTTTCAATGTAATCATAGATTATTTATTGTCAATATTATTTTTAATTTCTTTTATTTGTTCAACCAAAATTGGAATTAAATAAAGCACTAAAAAAGCAAGTATAATAAGCCCACCGAGAAACGGGTTAGTAAAGATAATCGCAATGCTAATAAGCAAAACAATGATTGTTAAAAATAATTGCTCCATAAGTTTTAAGTTTTAATTTTTGACATTTTTTATAATTTGCTCTTCGATTTTCAACGAACAATTAAACACATAATTTATCCATTTTGGAAATTTAAAACCCCCCAAAGCTAAAAAAACTAAAAAAAAGAATAAAAATGTTATTATAATTGTAAATTTTGTTTCTTTTGTCATAAGTTTTAATTTTCGTAGTTTCCCGATAAATGATAAGTGCAATTAGGGCATTTTGCTTTATAGAGATTAATTTGATTGTTAGCGTTTTTAATCGCATTTTCATTATGCTCTAATTGACCCCTCATTTGCTCAACTTTGTTTTGCAAATTTTCGACTTGGATTTCAAGTTCAATTATTTCATCGTTTTTAAGCTCGTGGAAGCGTGTTTTATACTTCATTAAGTCAAAGACCCATAAAGTTAAAATTAAAGCTAAAAAGATTAAAAAAGCGATTATTAATTTTTTTTTGTTTGGAGATATTTTCATAGTTTTTTAATTAAAGTTTATCACGAAATAAAATCATGACTATAATTGCCATAATAGACGCAATGCCTATTTCTTGCCAAAATGAATAATCAACAAAGTTAAGAATTGCTCCGTTTATTATTCCAAGAGTAAATATTTTTAGATATTTCATAGTTATTTAATTTTAATTTTATCGCACGATACATCAAAATGTTTCGTGCAGAATTTGTTGTAATAGTCTTGCTCCGTAAGCTCTTCACGCTTAAATTCATGAACGCAAAGCGAGAAAAGAATTAAAAAGCCAGCAATAAAAACCATTGCTAGAAGAATTAAAATTGGATTTTCTCTAATCATTTTCCTCCTCCTCTTCTTCGACTAATTCAAGATATTCTTCACATAGTTTACGCAATTTTAAAGCATATTTTTTTTCAATGTCGGGCAAATCTTTAATATCCGTTCCGTCATGTATAGATTCAATGCAATCTTTCAAATTTCGATAAGTATTTTCAAAGCGACAATATGACATATTAGCCATTTTTAACCCCCTTCTTTTTAGTTTCAATTCCATTTTCTTTTAAAATCAATTTAATCATTTTTAAAGTCAAAGCGAAATGTTTATTATGTTCGTCCAAGTATGACTTGGCACCCGATACTGATTGCTTTCTTTTATTAAAGGCGTGTATTACGCTTTTAGTTATTTTTTTACGAAAACCTGAGGTTTCTTTAATTTTTATGTATATCATGTTATTGTTTGTTAATTGTTAATAATTCTTGTTGTTTGTCATGTTCAATAATTTTATCAAGAATAAAACGCTCGAATACATACAAATCATCTTCGTGCAGTCTGTTTGAAAGATTCACAAGAAGATTGTAAGTTTTTTCAGAATTACCCGATATTCTTATCATTTTACCCGTCCCAAAAGCAGGAAATTTGCCACTTTCGCGAGAAAATTTTTCAGTATCTTTGAGTTTTTCTAATTTTTTATAAATACTAACTAAATGTTCGTTTTTAGTAAATCCACGAATATTTGGGTATCCATATTCAATTTTTTTATTTTCTTCATCTAATCTTTTGTAATCATCATCATAATAACCTTCAATTTCTAAACCCAAATATGGAAGTTGATAAAAGATTCTGCGAAAGAAAAAATGAAGCATTAAATACACTAATAACGGCATAAATATTATAAATAGTATTGACATAAGATTTAAATTTGAGTTAATATTAAATTGACCACGCCCGCCGTTAGTAAAAGCCAGAAGCCGTATTTATAAAATTTTTGTTCTAATTCGTCCCGCTCTTGCTGGCGTTGGCGTTTTTGTTTAATTATATGCTTGTTTTTTTCATAATATTTTTTTTGTGTTTCTTTGTAATTTTTCATAGTTTTATTAATTATTGTTAATTTTTGTGAAAATAATAATGCAATTCGTCCGCTCCGTGTTTTTTTAAAGCGTTCGCAATAGCTTCAAAATAAGGATTCCAAGAAGCTTGATTTTTAGTAATTATGAAGCGACCGCAATTTTCGTTTTCAAGCAAATAGAAAGCTTCGTTAAATTGTTCTCCCTCGCCCTTTTGAACGACTATATTGCGATAATGATTGATTTCTTTTTTAATATTTATTGATTCGTCATCTCCGCTTCTTGAGCTGATCTGAATTATTTTTAAAATTTCCATATGTTTTTAAATTAATTGTTAATATCCCAAACATCAGCGATTACCGCTTGAAGTCTGTGAGCGTTGAACTCTAGTTTATTTTCAAATTCAACTTTATGTGTTTTTGTTTGAAGCGATTGCTTGAAACAAAATATTGCTATTAATGCAATTGTTAAAAATATAAATTTCATATTATAAATGTTGTTAAAAATTGGTTAATATCAGAATCATTAAGAGTTATCAACAATTCATCGCGAATTGATTCAAGAATTGAATTATTTGATTTAAAATTTTGCAATTCTTTTAATTGATTTGATTGAAATTCATAGATTTGTTTGTTTAAATCGCTTAATTGATTTAAAAGAGTTTGTTTTTGGTTTTGTAAGTTTTGTAAATTTGTCATTTTTTTTAGTTAGTTGTTAATAATTCTATTATAAATTTTTTCTTTAAATTCTTCGATATTTTCAAAAATATCAAAATTTAATTTAAAGCCCAAAATCTTAGCGTGTCTAACAAAATCAAAGATTTTTGTTTCAATGTATTCTTTGACTTTTCTTTGCATCTCAAAATGCAATTTTTCGTCAATTTCATCTAATTTTGTAATGTCGATATTATTTTTTGCTAGAATTTCATCGCAAAGTTCGTTCGAAGTGCAATTGCAAAGTTTTGAAAGTATTTTATTTCTTTCATTTCTTTTTGAAAAAATAGAAGATGTTGAAATATATTCATGATTTTCTAAAAAAAGTTCATTTGCTAATTCTAAAAAATTTTCTTTTGATAATTCGTTTTTCATAGTTTTAGTTTTTAAGTTAATATTATAAATTAGTAATTGTTAAATATTTTCCGAAGCGAAAAATAAAAAGATTATTTACTTTTGATTTTGTGAATGTGATGTTGAAAAATTTGATAGACATATTTGATAAATTTTAAGTTAATATTAATTGTTATTTAAATTGAATAAGCTTTAAAGATTAAATCATTTTCTTTTTCAAAAAATAAAATTTGAGAGTTTAATTTTTTAACTCTTTCCCAAAAAAATTGTTTATCTTCTTCGTTTGCAAATTGTGCGTTTGCTTTTGCTAGAGATTCTTTAATTTCTGCGTTTAATCTGTAAATATGATTTTTATTTACAGTTTTACGCTCTTTAGCTTCGTCTTTAGAAGAATAATATTTATAATCTTCGATTTCTTTTTTTGTAAATTTGTTCATAGAGTTAGTTTTTTAAGTTAATAAATAAGTAATTAATTTAAGTAATTTAATTAATCACTTTATAAATTACATTGTAAATCACAAAATAACAATTGTCAAGCATTAAATTAAATTATTTTATAGATTGTTCAAAATGGGATAAGCTTAGAGACTCAAGGGTTAAAGAGTATATTAAGAAATAATAATAAAAAAAAGATTAAAAATAATTTAAAATAAAATTGAAAAAAAATGATTAAAAAATGAAAGTGAAATTGATGAAATTAGAAGTTAATAAGAATATTATAAATTGATAAAAGAAAAAAAATGCTAAAAATAAATGTCAAGTGATTTATTTGAAAATATTTTTATATTCTCAAAAAAATACAATACGCTAAAATCAAGGCTCCAAAAACTAGTTTGGGTCGATGAGACTTAGAGTCGCAATAAAACTTGCAAAATAAAAAAAAAGTGCTATAATATTCTCTTATTAAATTTATAAAAGATAAGAATAAAACTTATATATTAATAATATTTATTTAAATATATATATAGTCTTTTTCCCCGAAAAAGACGCTCCCCCTAGGGGGCGGGGGGGGGATGAAAAAACTAGCAACGATATAATAGATAAAGATATCGAAGAATAAAAGAAATTATCGAGCTGATAATTGCATCTTTAAAAAAGATAAAAAAAATTGAATTGAAAATTACAAAATTAAAATTGTTTTTGAAAGCTAAAAAAAGTAATTGACTTTGTAAATAAATATTTATTGACAAAATAAGTTTACATAATTAATTTAAAAATTATTGTGCTTGAATTGATTGATTATTGTTAATTGATTTAATTGATTAATTGATGATATTAATTAGAATAGATTAGAATGATTTAGATTGATTAAATATTATTCTTAGTTCAATCACTAACTAAATATCACGCACGCGCGTTAAATAATTGCTAAAAAAATGCATGATTTAAAAGAAATAAAAAAAAAAGAATTATCAAAAGCTGATTCATTCGAATTACTCGAAAAAAATCTTGATTATGTTCTAAACAAAATAAGCAATAATATAAGCTACGCTTCTATAGCAAAAGAATTTAATGTAAATGTTGCTAATTTGTGTTTCTTTCTCAATCAAGATTCAATCAAAGAAAAAAAAGAGGTTGCTTTACAATTAGCTTCATACATACAAATTGAAGAAGCAAGAAATCATCTCGAATCAATAAATGATGATGACACAAACGCAAGTGTTCGCAAAAAATGCGAGTTATCGCAATTTGCTACATATTTAGCTAAAGTAAAAAATCGTAAAGAGTTTGATTTAAACTATAAATCACAAGAATCACTAACAAACAATAATAATATTATAACTCCCCAACTTACGCTTAAAGTTGTGAATAATTCTGATAAAATATTATTAGAAAATAATGATTAATAATGTTGTAAACTTCGAACTTCAAGAAAAGCAATCTATATGTTGGACTTCGCCCGCTACTGAAATATTATATGGCGGTAGTGCTGGCGGTGGTAAGTCTCACGCTATGCGAGTAATCGCAATAATGCTTGCTTTTAGTGTTCCAAATATTCAAATTTATTTATTCCGTCGAGTCTTTGCTGACTTGCTTAAAAATCATGTGGAAGGCTCTAGCGGATTTCGTGCGTTGCTTGCTCCTTGGATTAAAGAAAAATTTGTAAAAATCACCGAGGAAGAAATCAGTTTTCAAAATGGAGCAAAAATATATCTTTGCCATTGCCAGCACGAGAAAGATGTTTACAAATACCAAGGGGCGGAGATGCAAGTAATTTTGATTGACGAGTTGACACATTTTAGTGAAAAGATTTATAAGTTTCTAAGAGGTAGGGCAAGGCTTGGCGGTGTTGAAGTGCCTGAACATTTAAAGCATAAATTACCCCTAATCTTGTGCGGTAGCAATCCCGGAGGAATTGGACACGAATTTGTAAAGCAAATGTTTATTGACAATTGTAAACCCCTCGAACTTAGAAAAATGAGCGTTGAAGATGGAGGAATGATCAGACAATATATCCCTGCTCGTCTAAGTGATAATGAAGTATTGATGAAGAATGATCCAAATTATGCTGACAAGCTACAAGGTCTTGGTGGTGCATTAGCTAAAGCAATGTTAGATGGTGATTGGGACGCTATCGAAGGAGCTTATTTTGATAACTTTGACGCTAAAAAACATGTTATTGATTATGTCAATATTCCGCATACTTGGCATAAAATTAGAGCATTTGATTGGGGTTATTCACGCCCTTTCTGTGTGCTTTGGGGTGCTGTTAGTGATGGCTCTCTTGTTGACTGCGGAGGAATTAAAAGAAGCTTTCCGAGAGGTGCAATTATTGTTTATCGTGAATTCTATGGTTGCACTGGCAAGGCAAATGAAGGCTTAAAAATGAATGTTGCCGACATTGCTAGGACAATTAAAGAATTACAACAGGGCGAGAAAATGGACGAGATGAGAGCTGATCCTGCAATATTTGATGTGTCATCTGGACAATCTATAGCGAATCAATTTGAAGCACAAAACATTGGTTGGCTACCAGCCGACAACAAGCGAGTTGCAGGCTGGCAACAAATAAGGGCAAGATTTACTGGCAATGAAGATGAACAACCGCTTCTTTACATAACTTCTAATTGCAAGAATCTACTTCGCACGCTTCCGCTTATGCAATATGACAAGACTAAGCCCGAGGATTTAGACACAAACATGGAAGACCACGCATTGGATACATTACGCTATTTATGCATGACACGCCCAATTATACCTGCTGAGATTAAAAAACCAATGACACTAGAGGAATCAATAGCTAAGCAATTTGAAGTGCAACGATTAATTGATGAAATAAAAAAACAAAATGAACTCTTGACAAAAAGAAAATAATAAATAATATAAAAAAAATATGAACATGAATCAAATCGAAACACAAGACGAATTATCATCATTAACAGGCGAACGCAGGCTTGTTGATATTTGGCGTCGTGAGATTGATAACGCAAAAAACTATCATGAGAAATCAAAAGAGATAGCTAAGCAATATCAAGAGCTTTACGAATCACAGGAGCAGGAGCAAGAAACTAGATCATCTTTAAAATCAACATATCCTATTTTTTGGAGCAATACACAAGTTTTACGCCCGCTTTTATTTTCTAAGCTTCCAAAAGCTAATATAACCCAATCTTTTTTCAATGATGATGAAATTTCAAGAATAAGTAGCGAGTTAGTCGAAAGATTGCTAACTTACTTGTTAAAAGAATCTGACGCTGAAAATCAAATTGAAAAGATTAGAGATGCTTACTTAGTTCAAGGTATTGGTATTCCAAGAATTGTTTTTATTCCACCTGAGCCAATAGAAATAAAATCTAAAAAGAAAAAAGAAAAGCCCGAAATGGAAGATGAGGGCGAATCTGAAAATGAAGATGAATCATCATCTAAAGATTATTCCGAAGATATGGCGGAAGGTGAAACCGAGGATACCGAAGAAGAAACATCATACGAAACCGATGAATCTAAAAAATCATTTAAGATTGAATTTGTCGATTATCAAGATTTTCTTAAAAGCACTGAAAAAGAGTGGAACAAATTACGCTGGGTTGCATTTAAGAAATATTACTCAAGAAGAGAATTGGTTGAATATTTTGGCAAAAAAGGCGAGAAAGTGCCAATGACCAATGTTAAATATGAAAGCCTAAACCAAGACAGTCAACAAGATGATTTATATAAAATGTGCGAAGTCTGGGAAATATGGGACAAAGAAAACGAAGTGTGCCATTTTATTACCTTTGCTGGTGATGGATATGTTTTATCAAGCGAGGAAGATGGCTACAATCTTAAAAATTTCTTCCCAATCCCAATGCCAATGGGGCTTAATGAGTCTAAAAAATTACTTCCTAGCCCACTTTATAGCAAATATAAAAATCTGGTAGAAGATTTAACTGATATTCACGACAGAATTTCAAGTTTAGTTAAACAAGCTAAATTTACTGGTGCTTATACTTCATTTGCCGAGAAAAGCGATGTTGAAAATATCATGAATGGCGAAGATGGTGAGTTTAAACCACTTAAAACCACCGCAAATATTGATGATGCAAGAAAGTTAGTTGTATTTAAGCCTTTGAATGAAATTGCCAACACGATTACTATTCTTAGAACTGAAAAGATGGCACTTAAACAAGATATTCAAGAAATTACTGGATTATCTGATATTGTGAGGGGTGCTAGTGTTGCTTCTGAAACCGCAACCGCACAACAATTAAAAGGTAATTTTGCTATTAGTAGAATTCAACCATTACAAAAAGAAGTTGAGTTTACTATTAGAGATACATTGCGATTATTAGCTGAATTGGCAGTTGAGAAAATGTCAATTAATGAAATTATCAAAATTACTGGTTTAAAAGTAGTTGATGTTGATTTAATTCTCACTAATGCAAAACAAAGTTTAGAAATGGAAAAACAACAAGCAATTGCTTTATTAAATCCGCAACAACCTGATTTTGAAGAAAAACTAGCAATGCTTGAGCAACAAGTTCAAATTGGTTTTCAAAAAACAGTTAAAGACTTACAAGACCAGTTAAAAGGTTTTGTTATCCAATTTAAAGATTTACCTAAACTAGCTAAAACAATCAAAGATGATAAACTCCGTTGCATTAGCATTGATATTGAAACTGATAGCACTGTAAAAATTGACCAAAACCAAGAAAAAATGGACAGAATGGAATATATCCGCACTATTAGCGGGACTATTCAATCTATGGTGCCAGCTGTTCAAACTGGAGTTATATCAAAAGATGCCCTAAATGAGTTTGTTATATTTGCGTCAAAACCATTTAAAGTTGGTCGCAATCTTGAAAATTATCTTAAAAATGAAGAGCCAGTTGAGGAAAAACCAGATCCGCAAGCAATGATGGCACAAGCTGAAATGGAACTTAGACAACAAGAATTGCAATTAAAAGCACAAGAAATTACCGGAAAATTAGATTTAGAGCAACAAAAAGTTAATGTTGAAAAAGCTAAGGTTCTAAATGACCAGAATAAATTTGAAACAAAAATTGAATTTGAAGATGCTAATAAACAAGCTGATCGTGAAGCTAAAAGACTTGATATGAAAGTCAAAGCTGGAACGGAGCTTATTAACGAGCAAATTCGTAATGCTAATCAACCAACGCAAATTTAATATGCCATTAAAAAAAGGTTTATACGCAAATATTCACGCTAAAAGAGCAAGAATTGAAGCTGGCTCGGGCGAGAAAATGAGAAAAGTAGGGACAAAAGGAGCTCCTACCGCTAAGAATTTTAAAGAAGCTAAAAAAACTGCTAAAAATGACAAAAAAAACAGTTAATTTAAGTATCGGGCGTGGTGAGAAGTCAAAAACAGGAGGACTCACCGCTAAAGGTAGAGAAAAATATAATAACGCTACTGGAAGCAATTTAAAACCACCAGTGAGTAGAGAGCAGGCACAAAAAAGCCCTGCTTCTGCCGCTCGTAGAAAATCTTTTTGTGCTAGAATGTCAGGAGTCCCTGGTCCAACATCTAAAAATGGTAAACCAACTCGAAAAGGTTTAGCTTTAAAAAAATGGGATTGTTAAATGACTACAAAACGCTTAACATACATTGACGGCGAAGCACATTGGGTTGAAATAGAAGTAAGACCAGTAAGCAAGTTATCAGAAGGACTTAAAGAGGATTTAAGTCTTGATAGTTATATTAAAAAATACGGCTCTATTTATAATCATGGAGACGGAAAGCATTACACTACTAAAAACTCTTACCTTGATGCTTTGAAGCAAAAAGGACAACATATAAAAGATTACTAAAATATTATTTGACAATTATTATTAACCAATTATTTTATTATGGATATTAACGAAGACTACAAAAACGAAATGCTTGATTTAATTAAGCAAAATAGCGAATCTCAAGAGCAAGAAGCTGTTGAAGAAAGCGAAAATGAAATAGTAGAAACCGAAAATATCGAAGAATCACCACAAGAAGAAGAAACCGAAAATAAAGAGAGCGGAAGCCAAAAAGAAGCAACCATTGATATAGAAAAGGAATTATCAGGTTTGCCGAAAGATTTGGTTGAAGCTGTCAAAACATTTAAAGACCCTGAAGACAGGGAAAAAGCAATTAAGATTGCCAAAGAACAGCGTGCACGAGAAGACAGGCTACATTTACAACTTGGCAATACTAAAAAAGAGCTTGATAATGTAAGCGGATTACTAAAAAATTTAGAAAGTAATCCTGCCGAAACTTTCAAAGCTTTAGCAAAACGAGTCAATTTTGACTTAAAACAAGTCGTAGATGATGAAGCTGTTTACGAAGATGAGTTATATCTCACTCCAGAAGAGCAAATCAAACGAGAAGCAAGAAACATACAACAAAATTCTTATCAACTATTACAAAACGAAGTAAACAAGAGGGAAGCTAAAGAATTATTGGCGGAATTTTTAGAAGATACATCAGTTAGCGAAGATTTAATTGTTGAATATCAACAAGAATTTGTTAATTTATACAATCAAGAACTATCAAAAATTGGTGTTCAAGATTATTATCCAATAAAAGTCCGGAAAAAAGCATTAGAAACGGCTTATAAAAAAATTGAAAGATTGCAACCTGATTATGAAGATAAAATCAAGGCTAAAATCTTAAAAGAAATGAATGAGCAAAAAAAGGAAAAATTTGATGAAGCCAAGAGGCAACAAAAAATTTCTAAACCTGTGGCTAATGGCAATAAACCAATGACTTACCAAGAAGAACAACTTGCATTAATTCGTAAATATAGATAAGAGTATAATTTATATACTTATATGGCTGGAAATTCAAATTATAGTTCATTAATTTCATCTACTTTAGATAAATTTATGAAAAACTCGGTTACATCATCTGTAATCGGAAATAACGCATTGCTTAAAGCTTTGCAAAACAAAGGTAAAATTGTTTACGAAGAAGGTGGAAGAAACTTTCAAGAAAACATTGCTTATGCAAGTAATTCTACAGTTCAATTCCAAAATCCAACTGACCTTTTAAATACAACTCCTCAAGATGAGTTCACTTCTGCACTTTTTGCCCAAAAAATGCTTACAGGAACTGACCAAATTTCTGAAAAAGAATTATTGCAAAACGCAGGTGATGCAAGAATTTTTAATCTATTAGAAGGTAAAAGAAAAAACTTAATGGATTCTTTAAGAAACCAATTAGGTTCTGCTTTATTCTCTGATGGAACAGGTTCTGGTGGACTTACCATTGGTGGTTTACAACTTTTAATTGCTGATGACCCAACAACTGGAACAGTAGGTGGAATAGACCGCTCAACCAATTCATTCTGGAGAAACCAAGTTTATGATTTTACCACTGCAACAGGTGGAAGCAATGCTTCTGCATCTAACATTCAAGCTGGTATGAATAAACTTTATTTAGATTGCCAAGTTCAAGAAGGTTCTTTTCCTGATTTGATTCTTGCTGATGCTAACTATTTTTCATTCTTTGAAAATTCTTTGCAACAAATCCAAAGAATTACAACTACTGGTGAAGGTAAATTAGGTTTTGAACAATTAGCTTATAAATCATCTGCCGTTGTTTATGACCCGAACTGTCCAGCAAATCACATGTATTTCTTAAATACTGATTATGTTAAATTCCAACATTTAAATAATCCATTATTTACTAAAGGTGAAACGCAAAGACCAATTAACCAGTTGTATTATATTACTCCTGTTTATTTGTATGGAAACTTGACTATTAGCTCTGCTAGAGTTCATGGTGTTGCTAAAAACTAAAATTTAAAAGGAGAAATAAAATATGTCTAATTTTTCAAATATGGAAGCTGATATTATCGTTCAAAAAATTGACGAGACATCAACTACCAAAAATCACTCTCTTGGCAAAATTATCCGTGCCGAAGATAAAGACACTACCAATTATGGTGCAGGTGAATTTATTTATTTAAAAGGTGTTGCTTCAACTGCTGTTGGTTCTTGGGTGCTTTATTCGCCTGATGACTTTTCAACAAGCCTTTTAGCCGCTAATGATATTGGCTCAGTTGCAGTTGCAATGTCTGCTTGTGTTGCCGATAATTATGGTTGGTATCAAATAAAAGGTAAAGCAGTCGGAAAAGCTCTTACAGGCTTTGTTGATAATGCAAATGTTTATTCTACTGCCACAGCTGGCTCGGTAGATGATGCAGTTGTTGCTGGTGATAGAGTTAAAAACGCAAAAGGTGCTTCTGCGGTTGGAACTCCTTCAACTGGCTTAGCTGAGTTTGAAATTGATAGACCATTTGTTGATGATGGTTTAGCCGCTTAGTTAAACTAAATTCGGAGAGGGAGAAAATCTCCCTCTCTTTTAATCTAAAAATAAAACAATTATGACAAATATTATAGAACCAATCAATTCATATAGAAAAGAAGAAAAGGATAGGCTTTTTGTTCAATTTTTTGACAAGAAAAAACAATATACTGACGAAGATTTGCAAACAATTGATGTCTTGGACGAAAATGGCAAACCTATTTATGATTTATATGTAGAAATCTATAATAAAGAAGACCCATATTCTGTTTTATGTAAAAAAGTAGAAGGAAGCAATATCGCCGTAAGAAGCCCACAAGGAGCAATTAAACGATTTAGCTATACAGAATATTATAAAAATGCTTATGCAATTTATTTAGCTAGAAAAGAAAATAAAGAAAAAGAAAGTGCTAAATTTGATGAAAGCGAACAAGAAATAAAAAAATTAAAAACTGAACTCGAAAAATTAAAAAAACAAAATGAAAAAAAAGAAGCTAAAGAATCTAAAGCTTCAAATATTAAATCAGAAAATTTAGAGTAAAATGACTTTATTGACTGTTTGCCAAGATATATTAAGAGAAACTAAATCATCATCTATTCCCGCTACTATTATTGGGAATAATGATGATGTAGCAAAACAAATATTTCAAGCAATTAAAACAAGCATTACCGATTTAGCCAGAAATTACCAATGGCAAGAATTACAAAAAGAATATACCTTTTCTAGTGTTATTGGGCAAGCTGGCTATGATTTACCATCTGATTTTGATAGAATGGTTGATAATACTTTTTGGAATGCTAGTCAGAATTGGGCAATGATTGGTGGATTAACTTCAGAAAGCTGGAGAGTGCTTAAAAACTCACTTTTAACACAGGCAGAAACAGTTGAGTATTTTAGAATAAGAGAAAATCAAATAATTATACATAGAACGCCTTCAGTAGTAGAAAGCTATGTTTATGAATATATAACAAAAAACATTGTTAAAAGTGCTTCTAATGTCGCCCAATCAGAATTTTTAGCCGATACCGATAATACTGTAATTGATGAATATTTAGTTAGATTAGACACAACTTGGAGATGGTTGAAAAATAATGGAAGATCTTATGCTGAGGAAAAAAACATGGCAGAAAAAGCGATTGCCGAAAGAATAAAGGCTAATGGCTCAAGGGGAACAATAACAGCAAAACCAATTATAGAAATTTATAATTCTATGATTAGTGCATATAAACCTATTAATGTATAATGAGATACGACGATAGACCATCACAAGCAGTTTTTGCAGAAAGAAACGGGCAAGCTATGCGTGTAAATATAGAAGCACCATTTGGCGGTTTAAATACCCGTGATTCTGAAAGCAACATGGAAAAAACTGATGCTATTGTTTTAGAAAATATGATACCTGACCAAGGTGCCGTTCGTTCAAGAAATGGATTTACTGAATATTGTTCAATTACAGGATATGTTCAAACATTAATAGAGCATTTTTCCGCAGGAAATAGAAAATTTTTAGCTTGCCACAATGGAAAGATAAGTAATATTACAAATCCTTCAAGTGTTGTTGAATTAGGCTCAGGATATTTAACCGATAAATGGCAATATGTAGCTTTCAATGGTTATACACTAATGGTTAATGGGCAAGATAGCCCTATTAAATATGATGGTTCGACAATTACAAGTAATGCAATTAATCCAACAGGAGGAACAGCCTCGGCACTTAACGGAATTAACATATTTAAAAATACTGTTTATGTTTGGGATACAAATTACCCTTATTTTTGGCACGGAGCAGTAAATGCTATTGCCGGAACATTTACAAAATTTGATTTATCTTATGTTTGCCCTGAAGGTGGCAATTTATTAAAAATGATAACAATTACTAGAGATGGTGGTGCGGGAGTTGACGATTATAGTGCGTTTATTATGTCTAATGGATATGCAATTGTTTACGAAGGTGATGACCCCTCTAAACTTTCTAATTGGGCATTAGTTGGCGTTTATAGGATAGGAAAGCCTATGAGTATTCGCTCAACTGTTAAAGTTGCTGGCGATGTTGCTATAATTACAAATCAAGATTTTATTTTATTTTCAACCGCTCTTGGCAATGAAGGACAACAAACACAAAATACCAAACTTAGCGGAGCAGTTCAATTAGCTACTAGAAATTATAGTTCTAATTATGGTTGGGAAGTTATATCATATCCAAAAAAAGCATTGTTATTTTTTAATGTTCCAGTAGCTACCAATCAAACCTATGAGCAATACGGATTTAACACAATTACAGGTGCAGGATTTAAATTTACTGGATTAAATGCTATTACTTGGGGCGTTTATAACGAAGACCTTTATTTTGGAGGCAATGGTAAAGTTTATAAGGCTGATAATGGTTTAGAAGATAATGGCTCTTATATCGTTTGCAAAGCTCAAAGTGCTTATAATAATTTAGGCTCACCAGCAGAAAAAATTGTTAATGGATATAGAAATACTTTTAGAGTTGATGGAAGTGCGACAATTAACACAATAGTTAATTTTGATTATGCAAAAAACTCTTCACAACAATCAAATTCAATAGAAGCAATTGGTTCTGAATGGGATGTAGCAGAATGGGATATAGCTGAATGGAGTTCTGAAAATCAAACACAAAACAAATTAATTTATTCGTCTGGACAAGGTGTAGATGTGTCTATGAGGATTGAAGCTAATTTAAAAGGACAACAGCTGAGTTGGTATCGAACTGACTATAGCGTAAATGTTAACAATATATTATAAAATTATATGGGTTGGAAAAAAAGTTTAAAAAAAATTGGTGGTTTTGCTGTTGGAGGAATAATTGGAGGGGCTATTGCAAATAAAGCTTTGAATAAAAGGCGTGTTTCTCCATCTTTTACTCAAGATCCTAATGTCGATACTAACAATATATGGGGCAGTTTATCGAGTGCAGAAAAAAAAGATTTACTAATAAATAATCCTAATATTATTACACCACAAGGCGGTAGAACTTATGATCCTTTTACTAATACAGTAAGATTAAATGAGTCTGATTTTACTAAAAATCAGAGATTAGACCAAGAAAGATTAGCAATGGAGCTTTCAAGAGGATTATCAGGTAATTTACCTTCAACCGATAATGAAGCTGTAAGAAACGCAACATTTCAATTGGGAAAACAACAATTAGACCCTGAAATGAAAAGCCAAAGAGAAGCTTTAGCAACTCAATTAGCAAATCAAGGTATTCCTATTAACAGTGAAGCTTATAACTCCGCTATGAATAGACTAGAACAACAACAAGGAAGCCAATTAAATCAATTATCCTTACAAAGCCAAATTGCAGGAATTCAAACTGCTGAAGCCCAAAGGTCTGCAAGATTTAATGAAATATCATCTTTGCTTGGTAGAAGTCAAGTTGGAGCTGGTGCAAATTTTGGACAAACACAATCTGGATACCAAGGATTAGACATTATGGGTGCTGAACAAGCAAAATTAAATCGTCAATCACAAGAGGCAATAGGAATAAGAAATAATCAAGCTATGCAAAATGCTGCTATGTGGCAAGCTGCAGGAAGTGCTATTGGAGGAATAGGAGCAGCTTTTTCCGATATTGCATTAAAAACTAATATTCAATTTGAAAATAAATTTAAAAATAACTTGCCTATTTATACTTTTGAATATATAAATAAAAACCATGGAGACGGACGCTTTGAGGGTGTCATGGCTCAAGATGTAGAAAAAACCTATCCACAAGCCGTCAGTATTAGTCCAGAGGGTTATAAAATGGTTGACTATTCTCAAATTGGCATAGAATTTAGGAGAGTTTAACATGATTAGCACATTTGGTAAGCCAACAAAAAGGCAACTATTAGAAAATGCCTTGGCACAAAGTCAACAAGTTCAACAATTTGCACAAAATCCTCAAAACTTTGGCGGTGGATATGCTGGTGGCTTTGGAGCAATTGCCCAAGGTTTAACTGCAGGTATTGGAGCTTATACAGCGTACAAACAAAGACAACAAATAGCACAAATAGAAGCCGAAGATAATCAAAAGTTTAGTGATTTTGCTATGGAAAAAGGCGATACTGATTTAGCTGGAATAGCTGAACAATTAACACCTGAGACTAAGCAAGCTTATTATATGCAAAAGTTGTTGCCTGATATGATGAGAGGTTATGGTTATCAAGCCCCTGCATCACAAAGAGAATATGAATATTATAAAAATCTTTCTCCTGAACAACAAGCACAATATTTAGGACTTAAAAGAAATATTGCTGGGGAAGGTGGTATTGTTAGAGAAACAGGAAGTATCGATACATTAAGGGGTTATGGACAAGCTGGAGCACAAAAAACAGGAATGGAGCAAACCGCTAAAAATGTTAGTGATTTAAATTACAAACCTGCAATTGCTGGAGCTTCAACTTTCCAAAGTGAAGCTGCTAAAACAGATGTAGAATCACAAGAAAAAGCAAAAAATATAATTTCACAGGCTGATTCAATAGATACAACATTAAAACTACTAGAAACTCACCCCGGCTTAACAGATATTACAGGAGCTAAGGGAGGCGGTGCTATTCTATCTTATGTTGGTAAAAAGGAACCAATTCAAGGAACTAACGCTGCAGGTGCAAAAGCATTATTAGACCAAGTTAAAGGTCAACAATTTTTACAAGCATTTGAAGGACTTAAAGGCGGAGGTCAAATATCTGAAAAAGAAGGTGAAGCCGCTACAAAAGCATTATCTGCTATTAATAGCACTACCAGCGAAAAAGATTTAGTTAAAAATATTAAAACTTTAAGAGAAATAATGGCTAAAGCTAAAACTAGAGCAATTAATAGAGCTGGTCAAGGTTATCAAAGACCATCTTCAGTTCCACAACAAAAATCAACAATAATTAAAAGATATAATCCACAAACTGGGAGGATTGAATAATGCCTAAACAAATACAGGTTGACAATCAAATTATTGAGTTTCCAGATGATATGCCCGATAATGAGATTGAGGCAGTTATTAAAAAAGAATTTTATAGTCAACAACAACCTGAACCACAACAACAACCAATAAAACCTGCTCAACCATTTGGAATGGGTGCTGAATTTGTAAAAAAAGCCGCTGAATATATTCCGCA